AGCACATCATACTCGTTGATGATATCCTCTACGTTGTACGTGAGAGCACCGTAGCTCTGCATGATGTGTAGCTGATGCAGCAGAAACCGCGACGAGCGCCTGTCGTAGACTGCCTCCCAAAACCGCTGTTTGAGATTGGATGCGCGAGCAGCTGCCATGAGAGTTTCCAGCAAATGGGTTGCATACTTGCGGTCGTTTTCCTTACGAACCTCGGCTGCGCGGAGAATGTCGTCAATATCCGTGGAGCAAAGAATAGTAGTCTCAAACATCTTGTAGTGTATTCGGCTTGTTTCTGTATATTCTTTCCGTTTTAGTCACTAACCAAGAAAACTCAGCAGGAAGACGTTGAGTAGGTGTGAGAGGACAACCGCCGCACCGCCGAGAACACCTGCGCCCTGCCAAGAGACAACGCCTCCCGACGTGTATGCATTCGGAATGTAGCGAAGGAGAAGATCACGGGGGGCGGACAGCGAGAGAATGACCGTGGCAACAAAGAAGGAGATGTACATGGTCAGGTTGGCCCACATCATGCGCATCATGGGGAGCGAAGGCTTGAAGGAGGGCGCCATCTGCGTACGCTGAATGTGATCAGAACCGGACACACCCATCATGGGCGGCATAGACTGCGGAAGTCCAGGCGAGGGGAGAAGAGCATCAAGCGACGTTTGATCCTCCATTGTTTATGAAGGAGACGGGATTTCGCACGTGGCATCTTCCACGCGATACTTATAGCACTTTCCATCCACCTTGACTGTCTTGGTGTTGACATCTTCCAAGGGGACCCCGAGGACTCGGCGAGTGTCGTAGTTACGGTGAAAGAGCAAGGCTGAGATGCCGAGTCCAATAACAAAGGAAAAGAATGGACTTGCGCGCGCAATGGCTTTGGTGAAGTCAAGCATTACTTCTTAGTGAGACTTGCGAGTAGGTTGAACGAGTCTGCCTCTTGTCCGCAGGGCACCTCGATTGCGTGTGTGCGAACACAGCCAGTGTCCGTATGAAAGATGCCTTTGTCGTGTGGAGACGGCACTGAGACCCGAGTACGAGTGGGAGGAACGAGGACGCAGGCAATAAGCATCCCGACAATAGCCCCTGCTGCAATCCAAACGAGCTGGAACATTATACAGATGTCACATTATTCCCCGTTTGACTGAACACTGCAACGGCAATTGGAGTTGTCACAAGTCCGGAATACGGGACAAGAATCGCCAAGAGCGTCAATGCATAGGCAGTCCGCTCATGTCCGCCCAACATCATCACTCGCCACGCAATGGCAATACTGAAGACATACAGCGCGATCCCAACCGCATATCCAAACATAGAAAGTCCACTCAGCAGAGTCCCTGACGCGGTTGGCATTGTGGGAAGAGACAAGACCGGCGGTGTTCCGATCTTTGCCGTTTGTCCATCCGGAATAGCAACCGTTCGCTGAACGCCCGTTTCTCGGTCTGTGAAGGTGACTGTCAGCCGACGACCGGTGACAATGTTAGCAGACGACTGTTGTTCCTCTATCTTCTTCTGCAGGGTTACTGTCTCCAGTTGATTTGTTTGAAACGCAATGCACCTTGTATCCGACGAGTTTCCACACGCCGTCGCTGCTTGACGGGCAATTTGCGCCTTGTCCGAATCTGTTAACGTCACAGATGTATTTGCTCCAAAAATATCCACAAGCGGCACAAGACTATTGTCTGCAAGCGTCTCCAAATATCCGCCTGACGCCTTGTCTTGAATGCTTTTGGTAATATCGGTTGCCGATCGTTCGTCGCCCCATGTGGCGGAGTTGATCACAATAGTCATTGTTAGTTAGCAAACACGAAATTCGCAAGACCGGAGACGATCCGTAGAAAGTTGATAGACTCTACGTAGACACCAAGGCTGTAGGTGTAGGCAAAGATCGCATTCTCTCCATTTGCGTTACGCCAGACTGTAATCACATTGGGATACAGCGGAAGTCCTGTAACAGGATCACGAAGCGCACACTGAGCCGCCGTAATGAAGACGGGATTGGGTCCGTTCACAGTCTCTGTGATTGCATACGCCTCCTCCTGAGCACCCACTCCAGCTGCCGTCGCAAGCGGCTGCTGAAGTGTCAGGCGCAGAACAACCTTGTTGAACAAGCTTCCGTTAATGGCTCCGCTTGGCTGATACAGATCGTTGTTGAGGGCAAACGAATACATGTAGACGCCGGGAATTTGAGGGGCATCGCCGGTTGTGTGCTTGTACATCTGAAGAAGCGAAAAGTAGGGTGTGGGTTTTATAGAAAACCGCTCCTTGCCGTCCAGCAAGAGCTGTCCGTTCGTGATTGGATCACGGGGATACACGGACGAAATCTGCAGCTGTCCGCTGGAGTACAGGAACGTCTGTGTCTCTGTGGAGTTTGTTGTCGAGGAATAGACATCGTTGGCTGTGCCGGTCGTTGTGAACGGGGCACGATTCGGGTTGTCCCAGTTCGTGTAGTTGTCCCAGTCGTTTGCCAATATCTTGTCGGACCGCTGCGAGGTCCATACGATACGCGTGACCAGATTGAAGAACGGAATGAGAATATCCGAGTTGCCTCCGTATTGTCCAGGATTGTTGGTGTATGTGACAGTCTTCACCAAGAATGTCTGATCCGCACTCGCCAGCTGAGCCATCTCCATCTCCGTTAGGTAAATGAAGTTTCCTTCCAAGTAGGGATCGGGGAAAAAGGACGTCAGGGTAGGGTTAGACGAACTGCCATTAATGTTCGGCGGGCTCAGAAACCGGCCAATTGCGTTGTAGGGGGCATTCGGAGAGCTAGGATTGAAGCCTGTGTCTGTCGGACGAATACGAGTACCATAGGTTGCCGTGTTCAGAGGGTCTACATCAATTACGGTATACAGCTGGTTCAAAGGCCGATAGGTCACGTTGATAAAGACATCGGAGTTCTGCATAGACACCAAGGGAAGGGCCATGCCCGGATTCTCGCAGAACCAAAAGTGGAGCGGAATGATCAGCTGACGAGAGCGAATGGACGGTTCGGGTGTCAGTGTGTTCGGAACCCCTCCAGGCTGGTTCAGCGGGCGCACGGCATGAGGATACTGGCCCATCCGATCATATGCATTCGCCGGATCCTTGAGCTCAGGAACATTGCCAACCATTTGGTCCACCAGCTTGCGCTTGTTGGGATCGTGAGTCAGGTAGGAATAGAATTTCAGCCATTCGCCGGTCAGTCTCTGAAGAACCTGTCCGTTGGCCGTGATCTCCACACGATCAATCAGATTGTAACCAATGTTGTCAATCCACTGAAATTCGTAGCCAATGGAGTTGGACCTTGGGTCGTATCCTGCAGGTGGCGCAGAGGCTCCAAGGTAGGAGAGAGGAGACCAAATATCAGGAAGAGTCACCGACAGGTACGTATCGTGAAGAAGCTGTGCATACCGATCAATTCGGCAGGGAATTGTTTGGGTTGTTGTTTGGTTAAAGTTCAGGTTGGAACTGGTGAAGGTCATACGGATTGACTCCATGGCAAAGTTCGTGTGTCGCCGATATACGGCCCGAAAATGTGTCATAGATGGGCTTCCATTCACAAGCTCATTCTGTGCTCCAATCGCAACCAGCTGGAGGAGACCACCCGGCATATTGTGTTACTAATGAGATTAGACTAAATAGGTATTGATCACACTATCACTCGGATACGCCGGTTGCCTGCATCGTTCACGACGACGTCGCCGGTCGGGGTCACTGCGACTCCTTGAGGACTGTAGAAGCTCGCAGCCGAGCCCGTGCCATTGGCAGACCCTGCGGTGGCCTGTCCCGCAAGAGTGGTGACCACACCGGATGGTGTAACCAAACGGATGCGGTTATTGTACGAGTCGGCCACAACGATGTTCCCATCTGGAAGAACGGCGATTCCGTACGACTCGTTGAATTGTGCGGCCGCGCCCGTGCCATCGGCAAACCCATTGCTGCTACCCGCGAGCGTAGAAACGATACCTAGAAGCACTCTAACCACTGCCCCAGCAACTACCGCTAGTGGCGTCACTCCATTAATGATCACCGCGCTTGTCGTAGGGGATGCCAATGCACCGACCTGCGACGTGCGGACAACGGCGCCTAATCCAGGTAGAGCAACGGGAACACCGCCTGATTTGGACACCTTAGCATTACGTCCAGGCGCAACATACTGTGCGGCGGCCTTGACGAAGGATGTGAAG